CACCAGCCGCCGTCGCCCTTGCCGAGCGGATGCTCCTCGCACTCGACGCGCCCGCGCGTGAACAGCTGGCGGATGATCCAGCTCTCCAGCCACTTGTCGCGATCGAGCGTGCCGAGATTGTTGACGTGCAGCGCAGGATTGCCGCCGGTGCAATCGGTCGGGCACGGTGCGGGCGTGCACTCGGGCACGCGCCGCATGGTAATCGGCCGTTCGAACAGCGGGTAATTGACGGTGCGACAAACCGGCTGCGGCGGTGCGCAGATGCTGCCTGGACTGACCGTGATCGCCATGATTCAAGCTCCCCAGCGCGAGCAGTTGATTGGCACCGGACCAATGAACGGCCCATCGAAGTTTAGATTCCAGCCCTGATTTTGATAGTAGCAACAGGCCAGCACCGACATTTGGGCGTTGCTTCCAAGTATCGAGTATGGCCCAAGCATTCCCACTGGTGGCGTTGCATTTGGATCGCCAGTGAGAGCGGTGGCATTCCATCCACCGTTGGTGGTGATGTTGCGCATGGCGATGTAGCCCGTGCTGGTGTCAACATAGACTCCCAACCAATCACCAGACGCGAACGGCGGATAGTTCGGATAGGCGGTGCCGCCGTAGTAAAAAGTTCCTGCACCGCCGAACCCGGCCGAATTGGTGTTTTGTCCGGGGTAATAACTCGCCGGGGCCTCAAAGCCCAAATAGGACGGGCCAGCCCCAATGATGCAGTAAATCGGATTGCCGCCGAACGATTGCGCCTCGAAATACTTGCGGCCGGTGCGCCCGTGCGGCTGTGACATGACCGTCCAATAGGCTGCACCGGAAAAAATCTTCGTGACGGTCAGATTGTTGTTGCTGAAAGCAAAGATCGGCCCCCCGTTTACGGCCGGCAGCTGGCGGTGCGGGTCCATGATGGTTCTTGTTTCAGCCGAGATCGCCCGCGCCGCCGTGGTGCCAGTCTTGTTGACGCCGTAGAGGTGGAACGTGCCAGCGGTGATGTTGCCGCCGGTGTTCATAATCCTGATAGCGTTGAAAGCATTGGTGTCGAGGATATAGGAGCCGCTACCATCAAAGCCGCCAAGGCCATCGGTCGGATTGCGCTGGTGACTTTTGTAAAAAAACGGCTTGTAGATGCCGGCTTGTTGCGGGGTGAAAAATCTGATGACGCCGAATGCGGAAAATCCTGTTCCTGCGGTGTGCAACGCCGTGATCTGTAATTGCGTTTGGTTGGCAAAGAAATTGACCGATCCGGCGGCGGCATACGGGCCATAGACTTGGCCCATGTGATAGCTGCTGGCGGCACTCTTGAATGTTGCGCCGCCGTCCTGACTGATCCTGATCGCAAAGGCACCGTTGGCGGCGCATTGCGCGCCGAAAAAATGCAGCTCGTATTCGTCAAAGGTGCCGTCGATCCCCGCTGTGAAATCAACAGCCGCCACCGCAGCGCCCACGACTTTGGAGTCAATAAGCGTAAGCTGGCCGGCAGGAACAAAGCCGCCGCCGCTGCCGGCGTCGAGAACCCAGCCGGTGCCGTTCCAGCGCCATTGCTTGCCGCCGAAGGCATAGGTTTGCCCAACCAATGGCGAGGCGGGAAAGTCTAGCGGCATGGCACCCTCATGCTGCGATCTCCGTCACTTGAAGCGATGCGCGTTGCGTGCCGCCAAGATAGCGATTACCAGCATAGCCGTTGACGTACACATTATTGGCAATGCCAGTTTGAAGATTGCCGTAACGAATTTTGAATGTTGTTGCAGCGGTCGAGCCGGCCACAATTTCAACATCCAAATTCATCGAACAGATGTAAGCCGCGCTAGGAGCGGTAAGGCTACTCGATGCGATGGCATTGGCCGTTCCATCTCTAAACGCCGACACCTGCATCCCACTGGCCGCACCGCAAGTCATTGGAGCATTGAAGTGCAAACGCAATTTGTTGGTCGCCGCCTTCGGAGAGATCGTGACCGTCAGCAACTCCGTGCCGCTCGATTGCTGCGGCACCGCGTCAATGACGCCGGCAAAGACGGCGGATGTGCTGGTGAGGGCGGTATATTCCGCATAGGCCGTCTGCACGACAGTACCCGCAGCCACGCTGTCGGCCGGCCCCGTCTCGATCCACGCCGATGAACTGGTGCTGACGTGGTAGGTGTAGAGAATGCCCGTCGTGTCATCCAGCCATTGCTTGCCCTCGGCCGGCGAGGCTGGCGGCGTTGAGCCGACATAGGCACCACCAGCACCAGCGGCGACCGCGTTGCTAACGAATGCCGTGGTGGCCACTTTCGCGCTGCTGTCCAAAGGCGGCGGCGTAACAGCAGTCGGCGTGCCGAGCAGATTGCCATCATGAATATCAATCGGCGTCCCGGTCGGATTATTTTGTAGCGTGCTACGGCCCACAGCCCCGACTGCTTGCACGTAGGTGTTGGCACCAGCGCCGGCCGCAACGGAAAACCCGACACGAGCAAAACCACCGGCGTAGAAATAATGCGCACCGTTTCCCTTGGCGGAATAAAACACGCCAATGTCGGCACTGGCACCGCTTGCAATGACACGCGCTTGTCCGAGAGCGCCGCTCAATTGAACGCCATCGGTGGCCGCTGTCGGGATGACCGACAGCGCGCCGGACATGGTGTCGCCGGCCTTCTGCACATACGAGCCGAGCGAGGCGGTGATGGAAGTCCAGCCGCTATTCTGCCGGCCGTAAATCTGCCCATCGACAGGGGCCTCGCCGATGCCGGCCGTGGTGTTCGGCGGCGGCACGAATCCGTGCTGGTCGGTGTATTCCAGCGCGTCGCCGGGGCTGAGCGTGAGCTTGTAGAGACGTGCAATCGTCGCGCCATCGGTGTGCTGCACCGTGACATCGCACGCAAGGCTGGCGTGCTTATTGCGAATATGCATGGCCCTGAGATTGCGCTGCGTCGAGCTGGCCGGCGCTGCCACCACGGTTGTCGTGGTCGCCGTGACGATGGCCTTATTGTTGCGGCCCGGCGTGATGACTCCGGCCAAGGCATCAACCCATGACGCATGCACGTCGATTGCCGCCGCCGCACTGGTGACGACTTGCACCGCGTCCGAGGTTGAGGTGAGCAGAATCATAGCTTGATCATCACATTCCAGAAGCTTGTCGGCTGCATCACGTTGAACGGCGTGCCGGCACCGGCGGCATCAATCGTCACGGCGGTGCTTGTGCTGATACTGTTTGAGTTCACGGCCACGAGGACATTGGGCTCGGTGCCGCCATAGGTGATGGTCACACCAGCCCAAGCCCAGAGATAATTGAAAGTGGTGCGCCCGCCGTGGCCGTGCGGTGCCATCTCGGCCACGCTCTGCGCGTGCCTTTCCTCGCCCAGCGTTTCGCCAAGCGCGCGCGCGGTCAGGCCCGCGCCGGTGCCGCCGACGGCGAGCGCGCGGCCCAATTGCCGCGTCAAGCTCATGCGGCAGTTGTTTGTCCACGCCGTCACCGCATTGGTTTGCGCGGCGCGTGTTGTCGCCGCGCCGGCACTGGTCAGGATCGGCGCGTTGGTGTCGTTGATGTTGTCGAACAGCAGGGTGAACAAGTCCTGCGTGTCGGCGTTGGCGCGCGTGGTAGCGCCCGAGCTTGCGTTGCCGATGGTGCCGTCATTCATCATCACCCAGCTGGCATCGGCCACGGTCTTGAGGGTGATTTTGGCGTCGCCGGTGGTGAACCCGCTGGCGACAGTGGTGGTTGATTGCATCCCACCAATGATGAAGCCGTGCTCGTCCTCGTATTGCAGCGTTGCGCCGGGCGGTAGCGTGACTTTGTGCAGCTGCGCGACCAGCGTGCCATCGGTGTGCTGCACGGTAATGTCAGCCGCTGCAGAGTCGCGGTTGAACAAGTAAACCGTTTTGACGTTGCGCTGCTTGCCGGCAGCTGGTGACGCAACGATGTCGGTTGTTGCCGCCGTCGTGATGGCGCTGTTGGCCCGACCCGGCGTGGCGACGCCGGCAGCGTTGTCAATCCACGTCGCATGCACGTCGATTAAGCGCGCCTGCGCGGTCACCGCTTGCAGCTTGTCCGATGCAGTGGTGAGCAGGATCATGCGTCACCAGACATAGAGGCCGGAGTCGAGCGGCGCGCTCACGGTGCCACCGCCGGTTGCGACCACCTCCCAGGCCGCGTCCTTTCGGCCATACAGCTGCCCGTCGACGGGCGCGTCCTCGAAACCTACCCCTGGCTCGCCCTGCGGACCTGCTGGGCCGCTTGGACCGGCCGGACCCTCTGGACCTACCGGCCCCGGTGCGCCAGCCGGCCCTGGCGGGCCGGGCGGCCCCTCTGAGCCCCCGCCGCCGGTGGCATGGCTGGTCAGGTTGCCCATGGCGTCGAGATACAGCGGCTCGGCGATCGCCAGCGCCAGCTCCTGATCGGCGTCGAGATAGAACGGTTTTTTATAGTGGAGGGTGATATTCGCGCCGGTGACCTTGATCGGCGGGCTGGCCGTAGGCGGTGCGCCGCCACCGCCGCTGATGATCTGCCCCATCTGGTTCTGCAGCTGCGCGACTGCCGCGCCGACGCCGAGCAACGACACGACGCCATCCTTGCTGGTGGCCTGCCACGGCTTCGAGCCGTCCGGCCCCTTGGCTAATCCTTTCTCGCCGCCGCCCTCGCCGTCGCCGCCGCCTTCGTCATAAGCATCGAACGTCACCGCGTCCTGCGCCGGTGTCACCGACGCATTGCCGCCGGCCCTGTGGTCGCGAGCGTGATGGATGGCACCGACGTAAACGCCGCCCGACGCTTCGAGATAAACTTTGCCGTCGACCTTTTGTTTATGCTCCTTCGTGGCGAACTGCGTGCCGTTCGCCGCCTTGACATCGAAATTTGCCTGAGTGTTGTGACCGATGCCCTTGTCGGCGTTGTTCTTGAAAACGTTTTTCGTGGTGCCGCTGACCTTCTGATCCTTGCCGTCCCAATGCATGCCGGCGACTCGACCTGAGTCTTTGGTCTGGCCGGGCTCGGGATCATCGCTGCCGCCGCCGTTGCCGCCGCCGCCACCATTGCCGCCCTGCTTTTTTTCTTTCTTGTGCCGGATGAAAAGTTTCTTGTCGTCCGGCGCATAGGCAAACGCCTCGTTCTCGTCCGGCTGCGGATGCTCCTCGCGATCGCCGATGATCCACGCAATGACACGGCGCGAGCTGTCACCGCCCACGTCGGCGGTAAAGACTTCGTGCTTGTCGGACGGCTTGACGTGCGCGACGTAGCCAACGGGATGCAGCACGTCCAGCTTGTCGTTCTCGATCTTGCTGCCGGTGATGACGCGAGCGCGGAGCAGCTTGCCGTCGTTGTAAACCTTCTTGAGATAGCCACGCCGGATCATGTTGCGCACTTTGTGCGACAGATGATCGACGTGCTCCCATGACCAATTGGGACCGCCCATCAGCCCACGCTCCCCGAGATCGGAGACGACATGAAGCTGCCGCTACCGGCCGCACCGCCTTCGTCGCCGCCGCCGCCCTCCTCGTCGCCGAAGGTGTCCTTCGGCTTCAAAGTGAGCGTGGCAAAGCGCGTGTCCTTGTCCAGCTCGAAGGTGACCGTGCTGATCTGCAGATTGTCAGCGACGCCATCGACGGGGATAACCACCATGTGCATCTTGCCGACCTTCCACAGCTGACCGCCGTCGTCGCTCCACGTTGACATGGTGAGCTGCACATCCAGGCCGTCGCCCTTGCGCCGTTTTGATTCGCCGACCGCGCGCTTTTTCAACGTCTGCTTGTCGTGGTCGCTGTCGATCAGCATGTGGAGGACACGCTTGTGCTTCACGTACTGATCCTTCGCCTCGCCCACCATTTCCTCGGCTTCCTTGCCGTACTTTTTATCGGTCGGGATCGCGTTGCCCTTAGCCTTGACCTCCGAATAGCGCGGGGACATGTCGCGCTTGACCGACCACTGGTAAAAGTTCTGCCCCAGGATCAGCGGCTGGCCGCTGCCTTCGTCGCTGCCTTTCTTGGACAGCACCGTGTTACCCTGCTCGTTCTCGGTGAAGGTCAGATTAAACTCGCGGCAAGCGCGACGCATGGCGCGCTCCACCGACTCGCCCTCCTGCAGAATGAACCGTTCCAGCTGCCGGCTTTCGCCCGACTTGTCCTCCAACTTTGTCTCATAGCCTTCCATCAGTTTCTTACTGATCTTGCCCGGCGACTTCTTGTTCTCCTGGCCGCTGGGATGATCGGCGTGGCTGTCCACGATCGAGGATGCCAGCCCACGGAATGAGATGTCGAGGCGGTAGGAATTCTCGTCGCCGTGCGACGTGCGGCTGTCAACGCGGAACGTGCAGGCGAGCTGGCCGTCCAGCATCAGCACGCCTTTCACGCCGTCCATGATCTCTTGCACCGGCCCGGATGTGGCGCTCATCATTTCCGCGCCGGGCCATGCCAGCGTTACGTTGCCGCTGGAGGTAGCATCTTCCTTGTCACGCTTGAACGTGAGCTTGAGGAAGTTGCCGAAGTTGCCCCCGGCAATGCTGATGAAACACGATCCGAATTCCTCATTAGCCATGCTCAACTCGCAGGGGCGATGATCTCGTGGCCGATCCAGAACGGCGACATATGGGCGTTATAGGCTTCGACTTGCGCCAGCCGACGACCATCAGCGTAGAGCTTGTGCGACACCAGCACGGACGGCCATTGCCCGTGGACCTCGCGCTTGACGATGCCCGGCAGGCGGATGTTTTTCAGCAGGATCGAGCGCGCGGCTTCAGCGCGCGCGGCGCGGATGGCAGTGGTGAGCACGTCATAGCAAGTCTGCGAGGCCAGCTGCTCCTCGTCATCATAGACCGCCATCACGAAGTCGAGCGCGAGGATGGCTTCCGAGACGGTCTGGTAGGTGGTCTGCGCTGCCGTCAAAGCATAGTCGCGAATGAGCGACAGCCGTGCGGCGACGATCAGGCTTTCCACGCTCGGCGTGCCGTCCGACTGCGCCACCACGAAGGCGTTAAAGCCGTGCAGTTTTTTGAGCGCGTCGAAATGCAGCCGGCGGATGGTGGCGGTGCCCTCCGCAATCGGTGCCACCACATCGTCAAAATGGATGTAGCCGGCGCGTGTGCCGGTGACTTCGAAGGTGGCCGTGCTGTTGTCCGGCGTCTGCGCAAAGGCGAACGGCGACGGGATCGTGATCGGTTGCCGCGCTTGCAGAGTCTCGATCGTGACTGACGGCAGCGGCATGGCGCGGCCTTCGAGCACTGAGATCACGTCAAAGGACTCTTCGTCGCTCGCCGGTGCGACCAAACCGGCAAGATTGAGATCGATGGCGCGGGCCGCCTCGACCGCGTTGACATTCGGTTGCCAGATGGCGCGCAACGACACCGCGTCGATCGCCGCCGTGCCCGATGTGTACATGTTGGTGACTGACGAGCCGAGCTTGTACGGAGCCATGCTGGCGTTGGCTTCGACAAAATCGAAGTCCAGCTTCGTGCGCTTGATGTCCCTGCGATAATCGGCCGCGATTTTCAGCGTGACGCAGGCGACTTGCTGGCCACCAAACATGGGGTGCATCAGCGTGCCGGGCTGCGGGGACTCGGCCGCGCGCGCCATGCGGTTCGACTGCTCGACCTGATCGCTGCCGATCAAATAGCCGGTAACGTGGAAGCGTCTGATCTTGCGGCCCAGGTCTTTGTAGCCGGTGTCTTCCGACAGCGGATATTCATACTGATCGCCGCGTCGTCCGAATTCATCGTCGGTCGTCTCGCATAGAAACGGCACGCCCTTCCACGAGGCGTCGTTGTAAGTGGGGACTACACAGCCCGGCGCTGCCATGACCTATCCTCAATTGTGCCCAGCGCCCGAAGGCTTATCGGTGCCGACGCCCGGCGGCGTACCGCGACTGCCGGGAGCGGCGACTGCGCCGGGAACGTTGACGTTCACCGTGGCCTTGCTGATCGCAGCCGCAGCTGCCGCGCCGATCGCACCGCCGATCTGGCCGGGATTGATCGCACCGGCGAATGCCTTGCCGCCGGACGATCCGGCTTCGCTGATGCCTGCCTTCGCTGCGTTGCTGAATGCGTTGCCGCCAGAGGTGCCGGCGGTGGTCACACCGGACTGCACGCCGCTGGAGAACGCGGCAGCGGCATTGGTGGCGGCGGTTTGCAGATCGGTCGATGGCGCAACGGCCGGTTTCATTGCTGGCGGCTTGCCGCCGATCGGCTTCCCCTCGGTGTCCACGCGCACATTGCCCGGCGGTTGCGTCGATATCGGTGCCGGCGTCATTCGCGAGGTTACAGTTGCGGTGTCGGCGTTGACCGTGACTGCCGGCGGTTTGATTACCGGCGGAACGCCACTAAAGCGTTCATCGAATGTCGCCGCTTTCGGTCGCCCAAAATACGCTCCCTCGCCTTCCTTCTCTATCAAACGTTGACGTTCCCGCTCGGCGTGCTGTCTGTCGGCTTCTTCCTCCTCTGGCGTTTTTGGTTGGTCGACAAGCCCCAGCTTCCTTAGATTTGCCTTCACCGATTCCCAGAATACCTTCATGTCCTTTTGAACGAATTCGAGCAGTTGCGCCGAACCTTCGCCCGATGTCATGCCCGCAATTGCTTTGGACATCATGCCGTTGAACGCCGTTTGCAATTTGGCGACGATGGTCCCTGCGGTTTCATTCTCGATGTTGAAGCCTCCCAGCGCAGCATTTATCTGCGACGTGATATTATTCACCCAACCCGAATCGATTTTACCGACGGTAATTTTTAACAGTTGCCCGCCAAGGCTGGCCAAGCGTCCAGCAAGTTCCGATATGCCCGGCCCGATTTCCAATGCCTTGGCGTTGAGTGCGCCCAATGCTTGATTGACGCCCGGCATGGCAAACGTGCCCATGCGGTCGAACGACTCCTTGAGTTGGCTGGCGAGTTGACCGCGCAACAAGATGTTCTCTTGCGCCTGTTGCAATTGCGTTTTTTCGTCGGCCAGTCCTGCGCCGTAGGCTTGCTGAATTTTCGCTTGGTTTTCGCGGTTCTGTACCAGCGCCTTTTTGCCGAAGGCAGCCGCTGTGGTGTAACCCTCCGGTAACAGCGCGACATCTTTCCAAAATTGGTCGAGCTTCTCTTGTGCCTTCTTCTTGGCTTTCGGCGAGGGCGCGCCGGTGACCGCCTCTTCCAGTTCCTCGCGTTTGCCGGCGAGGATTTCGCCAATGCCGTAGGCGTCGAGTTTCTTGCCCTCCTTTTCCGCCTTTTTAATCGCCTCTTGGCTGAGCCCCAAGCGGCCCATGATTCCTTTTTCACCGGCAATGCCGCGCTTGGCACGTTGAGCCGACAACAGTTTGGGGACGCCCTTCTCCAGTTGCTCGAAACTCTTGCCGAACACAGACTCGCCGGCCGCCTGCCGTGCTTCGATCTCGTCCACCTCCCGGCGTTTTTTCATCGCCTTGCCGGTATTCTTGACCAGATCGTCGGCCTGGGCGTTGGCAGCCTTGAAGCCGGTCGCCATGACGCCCAACGCGGCGGCCAAAGGCGCGGCCGCGATCGCCGCAGTGCCGAGGCCGCGCCCAAGCAATCCGATCGTGCCGGCACCGGCTATGTCGCCCAGCCCGGTTGCCGCCGCTGTCTTGGACAGTGCAGCCGCAGCAAAATTGGCAAAGCCGCCACCTTTCGGCCCCTTCGGCGGCGGTCGTCCTGGCCCGCCGCCCACAGCCTTGGCTGCCGCCTGTGCCACGGCAGGCTTTGCAGCCAGTGCTGCGATGCCGGATGCCGCCTGCGCGGATGTGAGCCAGCCCATGGCCGCGCCGGTCGTGTAATCCTTCTTGGTAAGCGCCTTGCTCAGAGCCGGTGGAGCACCGTAGCGCGCGCGGGCTTGCTCGGCCGTGTCGCGGATAGTGCCGTGCCCTTGCATGCGGGCAATCAGCCTGTCCGTCAGGCCGGTCGGCCCCGGCTTCTGTACCGGATAAACTTCCTTCTTGCGCGCCAGCACCTTGTCGCGAGCAGCCTGCGCCCTCGCCAAGCCGGTCAGGTTGGAGCTGCTCTTTGCCAGTGCGGCTTGTTGTGCGACCAGCGGCGCGACGATCTTGGCGGTCTGTGTGACCTGCCCCTGCAGCGGCTTGAGCATGCGGCCGGTGACGGCCTGCGACGCCATCATCTGCGTCGCAGCGCGTTTCATGGCGACGTTCTGCGCCACCATCTGCGCAGGACCGCCAAGGCCGCCGATGTGTTTGCTGCCGCTCAGTCCTTGCAGCGCCTTGATCTGCGCCGCCAGTGCTCGGATTTTGCCTTCGCCCTCGACTGTGACGATCAGTCTGGCGGTGGAGGTAACGTCGGCCATTGATCACCCCTAGTAATCGTCAACGTCCGACTCTGTTGCGACCTCCGGTCTTGCCTCGCTGAGTAGCGCCACCATTCGCGCTAATCGTTTGATCGTTAAATGATCCCACGATCCAGGCGGCCAGTGGTGATTGAAGGCTATGATGTTGACGTTCTTTTCCACCTCTCGCGCGATGTCACCAACTTTCCCATAATTTTTCTCCTGATCGCGTAGTAGTCCACGAAGTCTAGCGCGTTGATGATGGCATCGCTCATTGGCAGATTGGTGCCGAGCAGCTTGCCAAACAGCCGCATGAACAACGAGAACTCCTGCCGCTCGCCGTTGCTGTCCAGAAACTCTGACAGCTCGCCGAGCGTGCGCGCGGAGAACTCAATCTGATGAACGACCTCGCCGTCGTCCTTGCCCGGTGTCAGGTGGATTGGATGCTGCAGCGTGTAAACGATCGGCGCATTCACGCCGTCGCCGTCAGCTTCCGCCAGATTGATATCGTCGGCCTCGCGTTGCAGCGAAGTCATTAAATCAATGACCTCGACCACGTCGCCCGACGACAGCTCGGACGCTTTGAACTCCTCGGGCTTGTCGCTACCGTTCAGGGCGCGGGCGTTGATCGCCACGAACGCCTCGATCCGTTTGGCGATCGTCGTATGGGTGAGACTGTCGAACAGCATCTTCGCTGTCGGCCGATAGAAAACAACCTCGTGGGCTTTGCTGCCGCTAAGGGTGGTGACATCCTGCAGTAACGGCAGCCGCGCATACTCTTGTTGAGCCATAAATCCTCTGCTCGATCATCCCTTCCTCTATGCCGCCAGCGGCAGTAGTTCGATGATCTCGTCGGTGATCAGTGTCAGCTTTTGGGTGTTCTTTTTGGCGTCATACGCATCCTCCGCGATGTTGGATGCGTGCTCGGTGGAGAACGTGCGGCCGTCGCACAACTCGACCACCAGCGGGACGTTACAAATCTCTTGGAAGTAGCGGACGTACATGTCGATCGGCACCACGACGGTTGCTTCAATCGTTGGGTTGCGATCTTCCAGCGTCCACTCGCCGTCATAGGCTTCGGTGCGGCGCTGATTGGTCACGATCACCGTCACATCGCCGTCCGATTGCAGGCGGATGGCGCGGCCCTGGATCGTGAAGTTGAGCACGCCCTTACATTTAATGCAGATCGCCATGGTTTAAGCCCCTTGCGTTTAGACCGGCGGGATGCACGAGAACTCGGGTGCCACGTCAATGCTGGTGGCAATGCGGGCGAGCTGATTGACCAGATCAAGATCAATCATGACGTTGACGCGGTTGGGGTCGCAATTGTTGAACGTGTTGGTCCGTTCAACGCGCACCATCTTTTCCAGCGTCTCGGATGTGGGCTCGGCGGTCCAGCCGAATTGCGTGCCGCGCATCCAGGCGATGATCGACGCCTGCAGAATGCGCGGCGTGATGGCGCGCTTGCCCTGCGGAATGCGGGTGCCGTCATTCATCAGCGAGACGGATGCATAGTTGTGACGATACCAGTTGCCGAGATCACGCACGAACTTGACCGTGGTGTAGCGGCTCTCGACGCGCTGCCACGCACCGTCCGGCGCGCCAGTGTTGGGATCATACTTGTAGGTGGTCAGCGGCTCCTCAATCCACAGCTGCGTGTTGCGCAAGCCGCGCGAGTTGGCCACGTCCCAATTCATGATGCCAGCGTCATAGAAGGCGCGTTTCTCGGGCGTCGTCCACACCGTCGAGCACTGCCGCGAGTCGAACAGGAAGCCCAGGAAGCCGTTGTCATACTGCACCGGCCGCGATGGATCGTAGCAAGCGGTGCAGCAGACGCGCGATGTGGTAGCCGCCGCCATCACGTATCCGGGGTACTTATAACCGGTGCGCACCGGCACCACGACTTCCTCGGGATTGTTGCGATCGCGACCGTAGGCGGCGATGGTGCCTGCGCTGGCGGTCTTGCTGTGGAAGAGATGCCCGCCTTTGAAGTTGCCTTGCACGCCGCAGCGCCAGTTCTGCCGCACGAGCTGGATGAACGCCTCAATGGCGATCTCCTCCTCGGTGCCCAAGCAGATGCAATCCCACGGACAAGCCATCGCCGGGATCGCCGTGGTGTACTCGACCACGCCTGCGCCTTCTACGCCGGCCGCCTCGGTGACGGTGACGCCCTCGGGGAAGTCATCGCCAAACTGCGGGTTCCATACCGGCACGAACCAGTTGGATTGCTGGCCCTTGTTCTTGGCGGTGAGAGTGACGACAGCAGCCGCGCTGGTGGCCGTGAACGGCAGCATGGTATCGGCGTTGATGGCGGTGGTGAAGCCGAGCGCAACTTCATCGGCGGTCGCTCCGATGATCACGCCGACGTTGAAAATCTTATCGATCAGCGACCATGCCAGCACGCCGCTGTTGGTGCACGGCCCGGTAAAGGTCACCGTGTACGTGGCCGCCGTGCCAGCGGGAGGGTCTTCCAATGGAGCCACGTACAGCGGCAACTCGGGACAGGTATTGAAGTGCTGCTCGGCCATCAGCGAGAGCACTGAGCCGGCCCCGAACAACTCGACCGCCTCCATCACGGAATAAATGATGTAGAACTCGCCCGCCTCGGCGGTCCCATCGCTGGTCATTTGTGCGATATAGAGCGGCCGGCACAGCTCGGCGAGCGGCATGTAACCCGTGACGCACCAAGTGAGGAAATTGCCGCGAGCCTGCGCCAGAGAGATGCGGTTCTGAGCCATAGTCGGCCTCCCCAATCGATGCGGCAACCCGAAACGGTTGCGGCAAGTTACCGGAACTTATGGGCGACGGCAATCAGCTGCCGCTTTGCCGGTCCTCTTGCCGTCGCTCCTCCTGCCGCTGCGGATAGGCCGCTCGTGCCTGCGACTGCGGCTTGGGCTGATCTTTCTGCTGCTTGTCATCCTCGCGCTTGCGGCGACCTTGCTGCCTGCCACCGAACTCGGCCGGCATCTTCCCCGGCTCCAAACCGGGCGTGACTTCGCTCTCGATCAGATCACCGGCCTTGATCGCCAGAACAAGGTTGGCGGTAAGCGGTGTCACCACGAAACGATCATGCGGAATGGGCATATCGTTGATGTCATAGACCACGCGGGGCGATTCATAATCGTTCCCCTCCTTGTCCTGAAACGTGTCCGTGGCTGCTTTTACCGACAGCATAAGGGCCTCGGTTTCGGCCAGGGTTTCCTTGGTGGCGGGGCGCTGGTTCAGCGTCGGGGCGTTGCGAGCCATGGGCTATCTCCTGCTGTTGGGGCGCGGCGCGCCGCCGAGATTGGGCCAGTATGCACCCGGCGGCTCGGGTTCAGTCGCCGAATTGGGAGGGTCTAACACAAAAATGGTGGGATCGCCCGGCGCACACGGTGCGCAGGGATCGCACGGCGGCGGCCCGCAATCGTTGTGCAGCCTGATCTTTATGTCGCCCAGCTCGCTGCACTGCGGAGCTTGATCGCCGATCTCGGGCTCGCAATCGAACCTGATCTGCTCGAAGAAGACGAACACGAAGGCGACCTTGACCTGGGGAATCTGCGTGCCCTCGATCCGCATGCCGGCGTAACCGGTCGGCTTGTAGTGCTCATTCGGCCGCCAGTTCACCAGCGCATTGATCAGCTGCTTTTCCACCAGCTCGATATCGTCGGCCGCCATCCACTCGTTTTCGCTGCCGCGCCCGTCCAGCTGTGCCAGGAAGGTGATCGAGCGCGGATTGGTAATGTCCTCCGTCTCAATCTCATCGGCCTTGAGGGTCGGGATACGAACCACGGTGGGCACCACCAGCAGGTAGGGCGGCTTGAGCAGCGCCCAATGTTCCTGATCGAGCTGGCGCAGCACCAGCTTAATGTTGTCGCCAAAGATGGTGTTGGCGTTGCGCAGCCGGCGCACCACGGCGTTGAACAGGCTCTCGCTGTAGCCGAATTGAGCACGCAGGAGCGCAGCGGTGCTAGTCTGATCGTCCACGTTTCCGGTCCCGTTCCAAGTCCCGAATGATTAAAAGTTCGGGCATGTTCTGCGCCACCCATTCGAGCGCGCGTGCCTTGCGCTCGGCTTCGGCCTTGCGTTTCGTTTCCGCGTTGAGCTTGTCGGCGATCGGTTGCTGTTCTGGAGTGAGCTTTGCCATTAGCCTCCTCCGGTAAACTTCACCGCTGATGCCAGCTCAGCCTTCTCGGGCCGCGCCGATAGCGACTCGTCCAGCGCGTCCGGCAGCATCTTGCGCGCTGCCATTTTGGATGTGCCCGTGGTCAGGTAGCCGGCATAATCGACCTCCGAGAACAGCTCGCCCTCGCGGCCGGATGCCTGATAGTCGATTGACCCAATCAGCGCGCCGCTGATCACGCCCGGCCAAGC